ACTAAAAAATAAACTAGAAAAACAAATCAAAAACTAAAAACGACTATGGAAAATTCTATCGATCAACTCAACAAAGTACTTTTTGAAACTTTGGAGCAAGCCAAAAACAAAACTGTAGATGCAGCTCACGTAAAAAACATCACCAATATATCTTCACAGATATTAAATTCTGCAAAACTGCAATTTGATTTCCACCAATACAATGATGGTTTAACCAAAATGAAGATAATGCCAGGCAAAGGCCAATTAGAAATCGACTCTAAGTCAGTCATACCAGAAAAGGATCTCACCGATTATGAGAAGAAATGCATTGTTGCCGAAAAACTAAATTACAACTCAGTAGGCAGAGCCATATCAGACTTGACTAAAGAGGTATTTGACCAAAAAGTAAAAGAACATTTTAGCATTTAATCCATGTTAGATATAGAAAAACATAATAGACTTTATGAGTTATCGAGTAAGCCAGTGAGCTATAAATACTCTACTCTTGAAATTGATTTTATTTTGAAACATTCTAATATAAAAAAATGTGTTGCAAAATATTTTATTTGGAAGCAAAAAAGGCACAACGGATTATATGTAGGTTTTATGATAGATCAAATGCCGAATAGAGTTAGAAAAACGGCAGTAGATAATTCTACAGATGTAATTTGTGAAAGAAAACTTTGCAAAATAGAGCTTCTTGAACTTGCACAAAACTACGGACGGAACAGCAGAATAGTAACTATTTACAATTACGATTCTGTAGAATCATTAATCCCGGAGGATCTTAAATATAATATCGATACACCTGAAGAATTTAGAAAAGCTTGCAGGATTAGAGGCTTTTCAGACTCTAAATTAAAATTTACTGAGCAATTGAAACTAGAACTAATATGAAACACCACAGCAAGCAAATGGCCATTAAATCACATAAGATCATGACTCACCTCATGTGTCTTATGGAAGATCTGGAAGATGTAAAAGCAGATGGCCCAGAAGCAAAAGAAATGGTAGAAGTTATTGAAATCCTTCTCCCTAAAATGGAAAAAGTCATCGACACTGCATTTGGTAGCTCGACTTACTTGAGATCGAACACTTATCTGCAGGACATGCAGAACCGTTTTGAAACGGTGGTTAGAAAAAATTATTTAAAAATTACTTAATAAAATTAAATTATGAAAACAGCAATCTATAAATTCTTAAAAGATAAAAAATTTATTTCTTTAGGTAAGAACGGCATAAATCATAAGCAAATTTTAAAAGCGGTTGAGAATAAAACTAAAGATCAATACATCGAAATTTATAAGGAAAGTTTTGGTTTGACTTTAGTTTGCCACGGGAAAGGTTTTATGAAGGACAATTTCCCTATGGATTTTAGTATTTCTGATAGAGATGATTTAAAAGAATTTACAAGACATTTTAGCAAAATATAATTTAATAAATTAGATAAAAAATAAAATGAAAGCACAAGAATTAAGAATTGGAAATTTAATTGAGGTAGAAAACTGCATACAAGAAATAGTAGAGTTACCACTACCTAAAAATTGCACTGAAAAAAATACTAAAGGAATAAAACTAACACAAAAATGGATTATCAATTTAGGTTTTGAATGGAAAAATCATGGTTTAAGACTATATAATTTTTGTATCAGAGAAGAAATTAACGGGCATGTAATCTATTTAAGTAATGAATCACATAATTTTAAAATAGATATCAAACACGTTCATGAATTACAAAATTTATATTTCGCATTAACTGGATTAGAGTTAGTTTATGCAGGTTAGTATTTTTTGCTAACACCCGTATAAAAAAACGTTTTAATGTTTTTTATACACTGTTAGCAAAATTTTAAAAACTCCAACAAAGGAAACATTGTTGGAGTTTTTAATTAGATAGCTCCCATATTTTTGAAGCAGATAAAAGAAATATGTCTGTTTTTCAAAATGCGTTAAGATCAGTTGTAAGTGCTCAAACATTTGTTGGAGGCTTTCCTGGTTTTGCTTATGGCCTAACCGAATCTTCAAAGAAGGTAAACGTCCGCACCTCATTAACGCTTTCCGCTTTTTATAGCGGAATAGACATGATAGCAAATTCCATAGCAATACTTCCACATGCTGTAGTACAAAAAACAGATAACAATATTACTTATCTTAAGGACCATCCGGTCAATAAGTTAATTAACAATAGACCCAATCATCACCAGTCGCCTTTTGGCTTTAAGCATTTAATCGCTCTCACTGTTTTATTGAGGGGTAATTACTTTGCTGGAATAGTCACCGATGAATCTGGAAACAAAATATCCTTAGACTTTTGGGATTCAAGTTTGGTAACTGTTATAGATCATGAAGACAAATTGTTTTACCAGTACAAAAGTAAAATGTACAGTGCTTACGAAGTCTTTCACGTTTCGGGTTTTTCATTTGATGGAAAGCTTGGAAAATCTGTTTTAGAATTTGCAGCAGATAACCTTGGTGTTACATTAAATGCACAAAAATTTGGTTCTATGTCTCTAGAAGATCAAGGCCTAAGCTATGGTGTAATTGAATCTGACAAAAAAATAGACAGTACTGCAAAAGACGCTTTAGGTACAGCCTTCGAAAAAAGGCTTACATCCATGAATAAGCATAGAGCAGCCGTACTGGATGAAGGGATGAAATATAAAAGCATAGGTCTTAATCCTGAAGAATCAAAATTTATTGAAACCTACGCCAGTGGTACAGAAGATATTGCCCGGTGGCTTCACATACCGAATCACAAATTAAGAATAAAGGGTGAAGGTGGTTATAACTCTATGGTGCAAATGGAACAGGATTATTTGCAGTCTGCTGTAAAACCTTTAGCCCAAAAGATAAAAGAAGAAATCGAATTTAAGCTTTTCACAGATCCTGAAAAAGCTAATTCGATAGCGATAGATCAAAACTTTAAAATACTACTACAGGTAGATCCTAAGTCCAGAGCAGAATATTACAAGTCTATGGTATTCCTTAAGGCTATGACTCCCAACGAAATTAGAGTTTTAGAAAGTCTAAACCCATATCCAGATGGTGATCAATTTTTACAAATGTCTAATCTTCTTAACGAAGAACAAATGAAAAAACTATTAGCTGATGAAAGCAAAGGATAAAATACAAGTAAGAAATGCACAAGTGCGTGCAGACAGTATAAACGAAGCAGAAAGAACTATTGACTTTGTAATTTCTAGTGAAGCTGTAGATACTTATGATACTGTTTTTAAAAGTAATGGATGGCTGCTTGATCGCTACGAAACAAATCCTATTGTATGTTTTAACCATAATCACACCGATGCTGATAGTGTCATTGGAACTTCAGTAGTTTTTATAGAAGATGGTTTAGTTATAGGTCGCGCAAAATTTGAAGCTGCAGAAAACAATCCTCTAGCAGAGAAGATTTTTAACAAGGTTAAAAATGGAATAATTCGTGGAGCCTCTATAAGGGCCGAAATATTAGACGGTAGATATGGACTAGAAGATCTTAATGAAGATCCCAATGTTTTGTATTTCACACAGCAGAGGCTAGTCGAGTGGTCTATTGTTTCTCTAAACTCCAATCCAGATGCACTGGCCAGAAATACAAGTGATCTCAATGAGATTATAAAAGAATTTACACCAATTATACCTGCAGAAGATAATGCAGATGAACAAAAAAGAACTTCAGGATTTGATGTTTTTGAAGCTCAATTATTAATCAATAAAAATAATACCCATGCTTAAAATTGCACAGTTACAACAAGAGAGAGCTTCAAAAACTAAAGCTCAAGAAGATCTGGTCAAGGCCAGAAAAGAAGGTGATGGAAAATTCACCGATGAACAAAGAACACAATTTGCAACTCTCCAAACTGAAATCGAGGCACTAGATGCTGACATTGCAGAAGAGAGACAAATTGAGGACTTCGAAAAAAGAGCTGCTGCCCAAAAAGGTGAGCGCAAAGGTGGTGCTAAACCAAAAGGTGAAGAAGCTGAAAAGCGTGAAATCACTGAGCGCGCATCTATAAGCAAAGCTTTTAGAAGTAAAAAAGCTTTAGATGGTGCTGAAAAGGAATTAAACGAAATTGGAATCCAAGCAAATAGAGATGCTGGGGTTAGTACTCCTAGTGAATCAAGATTTACTATCCCAATGTCAGTTTTAAGGAACCAATCTGTAACTGGTGATAGTGGAGATAAAGGTGGACAATTTGTAGTAGATCAAACTCCAAGAGTGCAAATGCCTTTTCAACCAGCAACATTCTTAGAGTCTCTTGGGGCTACAAGATTATCTGGTTTAACTGGAGGATCTATTCCCCTTCCTGTTGGACAAAAGTTTACTATGGCATGGTTAGCAGAGAATGCTGGAATAACACCACAAGCCAAAGACTTTAAAGGGCCACAACTAAAACCGGAGCGATTGGGTGGTGCTGTGGATATTTCTAGACGTTTAATTGCTCAATCTTCTGTAGATACAGAAAACATAATTAGACAGCTTATATTAATGGCTTATGATACCTCTCTTAATGGAGCAGCAATTAACGGAGCCGGAACCAACAATGAGCCAGAAGGCATCTTGAATAAAGATGGCATTAAACTTTCTGCAATAACAACAGCTACAGATGCAGATTGGAGTCAAGTTACAGAGCTTATGGGTTTAATTGATGGTGAAGATGCTACAGAAGTAGCTAGAGCTTACCTAATGTCTCCACAGCTTAGATCAGCTTACCTAAGTACAACTAAGGATGCCGGTTCTGGAAGATTTATTATGGACAACAGAAGCGATCTTAACGGTAGCAATGTTGGAGCTACTACACTTGTTCCTGCTCTTTCTGGAAACCAAGTCTTAATCTATGGAGATTTTAGCAAGTTGTTTATAGGTGAATGGGGCGCAGTGTCTTTGCTAGAAGATCCTTTTTCTGCAGCTTTGAACGATAATCTTAGACTAGTTGTTAATGCAATTGCTGGTATTGAGATTGCTCAACCAACTGCATTTGCAGTAAACAAATTTATCACTATATAATCATTTATTGTGTTGCTCTGGGTCTTATAGGCTCAGAGTAACATGATATTAAAACCTTAAAAGTTATGTCTGAAGAAAATAAAAATGAAGAAAATGAAGATGTAAAAGTCGAGCAATCTACTGGTGAAGCTAAAAAAGCTGCAGATCAAGAAAAGTCTAAAGCTAAGAAAGCAAAAGCTAAAAAGGCAGAAAAGCAAAAGGATGTCAAAGTAAAAATCCTTTGTCACAATGCAGCTGGAAAATACGGCCTACCTCAAAGTAAAGGCATGACTGTGATCTTAAAAGAAAAACAGGCAGATGAGTTGGTAAAAAACAAAGATGGCGAAATAGTTAAATAATCTATGAACACTTTCAGCCTTACATACGGTGCTGCAGAAGCAACAGAAAAGATAGTGACTCTAGCCCAGGCAAAAGCGAATTCTAAAATAGATTTTGACGATGAAGATTCATTGTTACAACTATTTCTAGATGCAGCCACTACCGAGATAGAAAACTATGTAGAATATCCTGTGCTCAAACGAATGGGATCTACCGTAGAAATTGAAGGCTGGTTCAATAGATTCAAAATTAACTTTCCTATCATAGGCGATGGCATCACAGCTCTTAAGTATGAAGATGAAAATGGCACTCTAAAAGATATCCAGACTGAGAATTGGAATTACGAAAGTAAGATCCTCTACTTAGACATGGAGATTCCTTCAGATTTTGGTTATAGAATCTTTATCACTGCAAATCTTGGTTACAGTCTCGCGGACATTCCTGCGGACATAAAGAGAGCTTGTCTTTTGCTATTCGCTCACAACGATACCTACAGGGAAAATATGCCAATTAAATTTAACCAAGCAGCACACAACGTTCTAAGACCTTACAGAAAAACCTTTTAATGAATTCATCTGCATACATACACGCTGGACAATTAAATAGAAAAGTATCTCTTTTTAAAAACACAGCGACCAAGACGGACACCGGAGAATCCACTCAAGAAGATGAGTTGGTGAAAGAGGTGGTGTATGCAAAGCGTGAAGATTTTACAGGAAATCAAGATGATGACGATGGTAGAGTCATTGGAATTGGAGTGGTGGCTTTCATTGTAAGATTTAGCTCAGATCTATTTGTGAATGGACAAAAGTATTTCGTTAAGGACTTTGATGGGATCTACCAGATCAACTCCATAGAATTATCTGGCCAACAAAAAAATAGATTTCTTAAAC